AAAGGACTCTTGATCTGTAAAGCCAAAAGAAGTAGCTTGTGAGTCATCCTTGAATATAGAGAAGTTACTTTCGTCATCATTCTCATTTGAACCATCTGTCCCTGTACCAAGTTTCATGATATGAGTAGGTTCAAAGACAGACTTAGTTTCTCCATCCTTAGTCTTTCCATAACGTGCTTTAATAAACTCAGTAGGTAAGTAGTCACGGATCATTACCCACTTAGCATCGGTCAAGTCTATCTCTTTAGCGTTAGGATCGACTATTACATCGAAGGGACTACGATATTTGGCAAAGGGACCAGCGGGTTGTAAGATGTCGATGGTTTCTTCTAGAGCCTGTATCTTACCTTCAATCTCTTCTACCTTTCTAGGAGTCTTAGCCTTCTCAAGTTGCTTAGCCAAAGAAGCTAGATCAGCTAGTCCTTGTTCACTACTATTGTCTTTGAACGTCCAACCAATTTCAATCCACGACCTGTTAGTAAGTAAGGTAGTAACAACACACCTCTTAGCCTTTGGTTTTAAGTTAATGCCTGGAGGTGCTTTCTTCTTACCTAACGCGTTGACTAGTCTCTCTAAGATTGTAGCAGACCTCTTACCAACTTCAGTATTGCTAGTAAACTCAGCACGAGGATTACGGGCATAAAGAGCAGGGACCATAGTAGTTACATTGGCAAATATAACATTCTCTGTCTCGGTGATATTATTGTTAAGTCTTTGATTACCAGCTAAGTTACCAGAGGCGTTATCTTGAGGGATTCTATGGCCTAGTTGGTCATTGTCATAATATCTGATAGCTTCTTCCCAAGCATCTCTAATGTCTCCGATGACTTTCTCTGCGAAAGCCTTACGTGACTTCCATACTTTACCTGTAGCTTTAGACACAGGAATCTTACTGTCACCGATCACTCTATATGATGGTGCTTTACGTTTCCTACTCTTCTTAGTAGTACCAATAGACTGTGCTATATTAGCTTCTACTTCAGGAGGTAGTTCTTCTTCAGCCATAACGGGTGTTCCTTATTTCATCAGGAGGATCAACTTCTCCCCACCTACGCCAACCAACTTCTTTGGTTGCAGCAGGGGCTATAAGTTTAGATATAGCAGGTCTATGAGATAACATGTACTTAACAGTATCTAAAGCATGATCGTCCTTATCAACTGGGACATCCATAATCTCTCCACGAGGATCACGCTTCCAATAGTATCCACCAAATTCATTAATCACAAATTCTAAGTTATCACTTATATATAAGTACGGAGAATTATATACACCCGTAATTGGGTTCTTATGGTTACGTTGTGGGATTAGATACTGGCTTACCTTAACAATACCGTTTGCAATATCGGCATTCCCTCTAGTACAATAAACTCCGTCCTCAAGGAACATGTCTGCGATGGATCGTCCAACAGTTTTTCTACCAACACCTTTCCTTCTAAAGATGTCGGGGTCGGCGTATATATGATTGTCGTTGGGGACTTTGTAAACTCCACGAAGTTCTTTAACTTTGTCTACATGTACTTCAAAAGGCTTTTCAGCTTCATATCCACCATCCATAAGAAAGACATTACCATAGTTATCTACGAAACCTAAGAGGTAACAGTATGGAACAGCAAGCCCATAATCATAGCCTTCTAAGTGTATAATCTCAGCACCAGCAGCAGTCAATTGTAAGTAGTATTGATTAATCTGGCTATGAGATAGAACATGTACTGACTCACTGAAGTCAGGGTAGACTAGACCTTCGTAACTAGCCCATTCCCCCATTAAGAACCGATCACGCATCTGTCCATGATATGAAGCCTCGAGGGTTTTAATAAAGTCAGGCTCTAGGTTCTCTTTGTTCTCATAGGTACTACCTTCAAAGAGTTCAATGATAGGAGTTGGTAGCCTATTAGTAAGAGTAGGCTTCCCGTTTTCATCTGTCTCACACATTAGGTGTTCGTTATACACACCACGTTCTAAGTCGTGCAGAGGTTTAACCAACTCACGGTACACCCAATTACGAGTAGGATTAGTTGTGAGAACAAGCCACCGAGGACCAGAGCTAGGCATAGTATCATCAACGCCAGTATACGGTGACATACCTCTGAGTCTACCTAATAAGTCAAGTAGATCCTTATGTACGATTTCAGGATCTTCCATCTGGTCTATAATGATCCAGTCATAAGTTGCTGAAAGAAGATTTGATGTCGTAGCATCATTGGAGTTTTTCCCTTGCTGTGCTATGTAACGAAAGTTAATTGTAGTTCCGTTCTTTAACGCGCAAGTGTTACTTCCATTAGCACTCTTAGGAAATGAATCAATCCAATCAATAGGACACCACTTCAAGAACTCCTTGCGTAGTGTATCATTGAGCTTAGGATAAGTACTACGAGCCATAAGCCCGTTAGACCCAGGGTAGTCTTTAGCTAGTTCAATTGCTTTGATACACGATGTTGCGGTTTTGCCATTAGCAAATCCTCCACCATAAATCTGTATCTTAGCTCTTGACTTCAGGAATCGTTCTTGTAGACTACCTCTATGTAACTTGAATGTAGGCATTGTTACTTAACAGCAACCCAATCAGCATTTGTAAGTGTATCAGTGTCCATGTCACCGTCAACACGCTTGCCAACATAGTTAGTATCACTAGCTACATCGTGGGCAATCTCTCCTATATAAGAAGGAACTACGTTAGCGATAACGGTGGCAACACCACGGTTAACACTACTAAGTTTGTTTTCAGGACCGGAGCCTGTAGTCCCACCACCATTGCCACTTGTCTCTGCTACAATAGCCATCTTACTTCTCCTTATATTTCTGGTGTGATATCAATGGTTGGAATGTTTTCTTTAGAGCGTTCTATATATTCGATTCTAAGTCCACCTTCAACCTTATGCTTATGTTCTATAACATCAACAGGGCGTTGTCCAGCACGATCAAGTATATCTTTAGCGGCTGATCCTCTAGTAGTCTCGCTCTCACTACCCATAAGATTGAACATAACATTAGCTGCGTTACGAGATTTCATAATGAATAAGTCTCGTACATCAGCTTCATCACTCTTCATGATACTATCTAGAAGAGAGGCTTGCATAGAAGAGTAAGCATCACTCATCTTAACAGTACGAAGTTGTTCAAGGGGGATAGATAGAGTAATTGCTATATCATGTTCTGATATACCAAACAAAGTGTAACACAAGATAACACTAAGAGTATTCATCTGGGCAGGTGGCACTGTGTAGATCCTGAGTGTTAGGAACTTCAACTAAGAAGTCACCGTCAGCGGGTAATACTAATCCGTCTTCAGGATTGATCTTAGTACCATCAGCTAAGACTAATGGTTCTGTACCAAGAGGCAGAGTCACTAGCCTTCATCTCCCGTACCTATACCCTTAATCTCATCCATATCATCCAACTTAGCTAAGACAATCGTCTTAGTCTCTTGATCTAGTCTATTAAGGACACCAGTCCGTTGAGCCTCACTAGCACCTGCTAAAGCATTAGCAAGAGCAATGATAGCATTAGGATCATTGGGATCAAGAGTGACTACTCCTGTTTCAGCATTAAAGCCAGGAAGATTACGTACTGCGTCAGGAATCTGGTCAGTAGTTGGTACTATGTCTTCCAGACTAATGTGAGCAGTATCAGAATCAACAGGCGCACCAAGAGGATATGGGTGACGTCCAAGAGCTAAAGTTTGATCTTCTGCAAGTGTAGCTGGATCTACATCAAGTTCACTCTTATTCTGTAACTCAAGCGCAGTTGGCGGTCCTGGGAGAGGTGGTGGTGGAGCAGTAGAAGCAGTATTAGGATCGTCTATTCGTTTCCTAAGTGCTGCTAACTGTTCTGCCCTTCCTGTAGGTGACGGAGGCATATTCTGAAGTTGAGTCATATTCCGGTCAGTTACTTTTGCATCAAAGTCATCTAGAACATTGTTTGGCTCACTAGTAACGGGAGGACTTTGGGGCGCAATGTTTGATGCAACATTAGCAGTTCCTCCTCTATTTGGATCGAAAAGGTCCATAACGAAGTTCTTAACTTCATCTGTCATACCGCCAAGTGCACTTCCCCAACCTCCTCTAGCTTGTATAGCGTCTAACAATTCCGTTCCAATGTTCCCACTGTACTTATCATTCCAAGCTTGTATATCAGCATCACGTCCTGTTATTCTACTAGCTCGTTCTGGACCTGGACGATTAATAAAACGATCA